TCAATGGTGCCGCCAACGCTGCTTTCGCTACGAACCATAAATGCACTGGGACCATTACCAAGAACTTGCTTGCGTTTTCGTTCATTGGTTCGCCTTGATCATCTTTGAATCCGATGATCTGTTGGATACCTTTCAGAACTGCTTCACGCAATGCTGCCTCGGTTGGTGCTTGGACGGTTCCGACTTCGCCGTTTACCGATGCATCTGCCAAATCAAATTCGATCTTATTTGATTGCACACCGGAACGACCCTCTTTGTGGTCTTCAGCGAAGAAATGTTTGCCGTCATAGCATGGTAATGTTTCGCCATCGGTTATTAACTTGGACAATAACAAAGCCCAGTGGCTGTTTGTTCTTGTTGCCAATTCGCCGATACGAACATTGATTTGCCCCGTTTTATCACGACGCAAATGTTTTAATGGGATATCAAGTGTCGCCTCAAAGTGTTTGTTTTCGATGGTTATACCATTTGATGTGAAACCTTTGGCATGGCGACCACCAGCCCATTCACGCATCACAGGCGATTGCCCGATCCATGCGTATTCTTCTGTGTCTTGGTCAGACGTGAAATAGTTAGAGATTGCCTCTATCCATTCCATACCGCTGTTCTGATTCAGACGTTTATAAAATTGCCCTATAATGGCACGAGACGATAATTTGTTCATTATTGACCCCCATTTTGTTCAGTGTTGTCTTCTGGTGTTGTTTCCGTTCCGGATGTGTCATCACCACCGCTTGGTGTATCGCCACCGGCTGGCGTGTCACCACTGGCTGGTGTATCTGATCCGCCTTGTGTATCATCGCCACCAGCTGGTGTGTCACCACCTGCAGGTGTTTCCGGTGTTGTTTCTTCGGTTGGTGTTTCCGCTGCGGTTTCTTTTACATAGATAAAATCAAACGCTACGATTGCGTGTGCGGCATCTTCTAAACGCAATACTTTCCCGAAGTAGTCGCCATCGGATCCCAACGCAAATGTGTCGTCATCCGTTGCTACAACATCGCTGCCGATACTGGTTTGTGCCAAACTTGCGATTTCCAAACAGATTTTACCTTTGGCTTTTACATCGACTTTCTTGTCGCCGGCTTGTCCGTTTGTGTTATCGATTTCGTCTTTCGCAAAACCTAATATCTTGTCGCCTGCTTGGAATGGTCTTGCATATCCTGCATTCAACCCCAGCAATTGTCCTTGGTAGATATGCACGCCTGCAGCAACCGCCACAGTGTTCGTATCTGCCTGTGTTTCGAAGTTTCGAACTACGTTCTTTGTGATCTTGGCCATGTGTTATTCCCCCTTGTTTTGGATTTTGATTTGACCTTTTTCTTGTGCGATGCAGTAAGCAACAAACGCATCTTTGTCGCCGTCAAATTCTGCACGAACTTGTGGGTTGCTTGCCCATTCGTTCTTCGCACGTTCTTCTGGTGTCGCACCTTTACTTAACTTTGCCACTGGTTTGGTGCTTGGTTTAACCTGTGGCATTGAATTAGCGGCCTTTTTCAGACCGTTCAGATAATCGCCACCTTTGGCTTTCTCTGCTTTCACGATTTGTAATGCCAACTTTTCCGCTGTCATATTTGGATCGGCCTTAGCTTTTGCCAACAGGTCTTCGTGGCCTGCGACAGCTACTTCGTCCAATGCCAACAGACGATCACGTTCTGCTTTCGCACCCTCGGCACGAAGAGCAGCCATTTGGTCTTTGGTGATGGCTTTCTTTGCATCCATGCTGTTTTCTCCTTTGTTTTTGGTTGATAGTTTCTTGATGGTGGTTTCGTAATCCCCGATTTCATCGGCCATGCCAGCATTCACTGCTGCCTCGCCGACAACCACACCGCCTTGACCGAAATCGGTTTTAACGGTATCTGTTCCTACATTTCTGTACGTGGCTACTGATTGGATAAATTCAGCCTCCAGCGCATCCAGTTCGGAACGGATTGTTGCCTCGCCCTCGGGTGTTCTTGGGTCTGGTCTTTTGTTCTTGGCATTTGATGAAACGATTTCTATTTGTTTGTATCCGTCTGCATCCGGTTGTTCCTGTACCGCTACACTGGATACAACACCGATGCTGCCGAGCAATGCCGTCTTCTGTGCCACGATGTTGCTTGCTGCTGATGCCAGCCAGTATGCTGCCGAACAACAGTTGCGACCAACGTATGCCCATATCGGTTTCTTCTGTGTTGCCTTGCGTATAACGTCCGCCATTTCAGATGGTCCAACCGCAACCCCACCAGGGCTGTCGATATCCAACAAGATTGATTGGACCTCTGGGTTATCTAATGCTGCCTGCAAATCCCTGGCTAATAATTCCAATGCTGTGCCACCCATCAAAAACGTGAATACATCGGCACGTGGCGTGATAATGCCATGGATTGGTATTACCGCCACCCCATCACGAATACTCGTTGTGTAGGTGTTTACGAGGGGTTTCTGGGCAAATAAAGAGAGGCCCGATTGGACCTCTTTGAATGTTGCTGCGACCAATTGCATCGCACTCGGTTCTATGGCCCAGTGCTTTGCGAATGTTTGTAGTTCATTCTTCATCTGTATCTTCTTTTTCATTGCTGTTCTCTATGGTTGCGGTTAATCCTGCCTCGGTCCTTAGTTTCTGTTCCTTGGCTCGTTGTATGTGTTTGGTTTCCCATGATCCGCCAGTAATCTGTGCGGTTTCTTCTTCAAGTGTTGATACACCTAAATCCACACGATATGCTGCGGCTCTGATTTCTTTCAGCTGATCTATCTGTCCTCTCGGTGGTCCGATCCATTCAGCACCAAGGTATGCGGCCCGAACAAATGGATCCGAAAAGAAACCTGGGGCATCCAGGAATCCTTTTGCGATTGCCTCGCTTATTACCATTTCATACACAGGTTGGCAGAACTGGTTCGCCATCCATGTGCGCCTTGCACTGAACGTCTTCCATGCCTCAACCAATGCTGCCTGTGCTGCCGAATAACTTGCTGTGAAATGCTTGATCAGTATTTCAAACGGCAGTTCCAAAGCCACCCCGATTTGTCGCAGTATCGATTGCACGAACCCATCAAATGATTGGTTCGGTCTTTTTGGATCTGCGATTTCAATCTGTTCGTTTGGTTGTAAATCCAAGATTGCACCAGGGGATAGTTTGTAATCCTCGCTGCGTGGTACTGCTGATGTGTCCGTACCGGACATTGGCACCATCGGTTGCAATCCCTCTTCAGATTCTGTCTTTACGAATATCGTGAACATTGACGATATCACTGCTGCCATTATTTCGGCCTCGGTGTATCTGTCTAATTGCTTGAGGCTTTCTATAACCGGAGCAAGATATGGCACGCCTCGTGTCATTCCTGGTCTGTTCCGGTTGAATATATGCAGCACCTGTCGGTATCCGTTTTCATCAAATGCATCCACCTTTGCAAATTCCAGCGCACCCTGGTCATAGTCATCTGGGTGATGGTTTGTTATGTGGTATGCAACCGGTGCGCCATCATCGTCCAGTTCCACACCAGCCACGACTTTTTCATTGTCTTCATCCGGTGTTGCTACTCTGTCTGCCTCTACGATCTGGATTGATGTGCCAAACGGGTTACCGTCATGTTCTTTGTATTTCCTTAATGCGAACACATCGCCGGATTCCAAACAGGAACGCAGTACCAGTGCCTGCATCTCTGCAAAGTTTTGGCAACGTGTTATGTCGCAATCTCTGTTGTCGGCCCACATTTGAAATATCCGTTCCGCTTTGTTTTCCCATTCTTCCATTGCCTCATCGGTTTTTAGATATGGTCGCAAAACGTTTCGGTCTATGTGTGCCTGTGGTTTCAGTCCGGTTCCAACAACGTTGGTCACAACAGTGCTGACCGCCCCGACAGCCAGTGGAGCATTGCGGAGCAAATCACGAGATCTATCACGCAGCACTGGCAAATCATCCAATGTTACGTTGTTACCGGATCCCTTGATCGGAGCCCACGTCTGTGTCTGTCTACGGCTTTTGCTGGCACCGGTGTAACCGCCTAGCATTGCCATCTGGGTTCGTGCCTGCCAACGTCTTAGACCTGCCTGTGGTGCGATCCAGGATATTGCTTTATCCACAAAGTTTTGCGGTGGTATTTTAATCTTGTTCATTGTTCATCCGTTTAGACTGGTGTGGCCCCACGTACTGGGATGCCACCACGTTTTTTCAATGCGATTTGTTTTTGCAGATATTCCTCTCTCGCCTGCAGTGCTGATAGGTCTGCTTTCCTAACTTTCTGATTGTTATACGATGCCTCTTGAGCACCGGTTAGGATTGCTGTGATTGCCTCTTGCACCTCGACCAGTTGTTCCTCATAGGTTTTGATTCTTATTGTTGTTGTCATTCAATACCTCGACTGCGTACTGTTCTTCCACGTGGCACAACTGGTACCTGTTCTTGTTCAACAGGTTTCTGTGGCTTGCGTGGTTGTTTCATTTTAATTTCGGCCAGTTTGTCTGCACCCAAGTCCAGGTTCAACCGGAAGTTTCGCACCAGCCCTCGCAGTGCTGCGTATGCATATACTCTGCAGTCCAAGCCCTCGGTTCGAACTCCCTCTTTACGAGGAACCCATTCTCGAATCAAACGGCCTTTGCTTAGTTTCTTCGATGCGACCTCGTTGGTTACCTGCTCAAACCAATCGGATTCTCGATCCATTGGAAAGTGCCAGATTCCAGGTCCGCTGCTATCTTCCAAATGTAACCGGCGCATCAGTATGTCTTTTGCATCGTTCACACCTATCAGATAGACAGGCTTTTTCGTGGTATAACTTTTACTGGCTGTTGCCGGCCAGATCGGTTTCCCAACACCGCCCACACCTTTGATGGCGAACACACCATGCAGTCTGCGTGCGTGGCAGTAATTGATGACGTAATCCGTATAGTGTCCGCCGCTGTCGATGCATGTTGCTGCAATCGGTAAGTCCGGCACATCTTTGCTGTGCGGATATTTGCGGCTTAGCACTTCGTCTAACTGCGCCCACAGTTCCGGTGTACTTGGATCGCCATACAGAACGTGGTAATCGATAGACCAGGATTCTTCGCCTCGACCCCAGCCAACGATTTCCAGTTCCAAACGGTTGTCCTGCACGTCCACGCCACAGGTCAATATCACAACCTGTTTCGGCAGTTCCGGACCCCATTTTTCTCTGCGTACCATCAGACTTGTTGGGTCTATTTGTTGGCCTGCCATGTCTTCCCAGGTTTCGGCCAGCTTTGTGTTGGTCCATACCTGCAGACGTGACGGGTCGTCTTTGGAATCCAGAAACTCTCTCGCTATGCTTGTCCAGCTGGTCCAGCCATGCGGCGAATATAACGATGACAAATGAAACGACACAACCCCAGGGTTTGCATCTGAATTCGTTGGTATCCATCTGCCTTTTTTGAGAATCAGTTCCTTTTGATAATCGTGCCAAATCGCCTCACATTCTTCGCATTTATAAACTGCCTCTGTGAGATTCTTTGGATCAAATATCACATTGCGCCAGCGCAGCACTTGGTAATGACCGCAGTGCGGACATGGCACATAAAAGTATCGTTGATCGCCCTCCAGGAATGCCTGCTCAATTCTGCTTGCATCCTTGATGGTCGGTGTTGATACTACGAAGATTTTGCGGTTGTTGAACGTTGCAGTTCTTTGTACCGCCAAATCTACCGGATCGCCCTCGGTACCAGCCTCATCTGGGAAGCCGTCTACCTCGTCCAGGAACAGATAGCGAACAGGAAGTGATCGTAACCCGACTGGCGAATTTGCACCTGTCATGATCAAGATCCCACCTGGGAATTCTTTCATCAACATCGTGTTGCCACTGTCACGAGAACGTGGGCTTTTTATCTTTTCACGTAATGCCGGACAGTTTTCTATTGCCGGATCAATACGCATTCTGGATGTTCGTTTGGCCGTTTCTGTTGTGGGGTTCACAATCAGCATTGGCCCTGGTGCGTTGCAAATGCAGAAACCCATCCAGTTGTTTCCGCATTCCGTACCGCCTACCTGTGCGCCTTTCATGAATACCACTCTTTCGCAAGGGTGGTTTGGTGACAAGCAGTCCATTATTTCTTGCAGGTATGGTGTTCTTTCGGTTTTCCATTTACCTGGCTCACTACTAGACACACTTGATAAAAATCTATGTTTATCAGCCCATTCGGTTACTGTTTGAATCGGGTCTGATTCTAGTGCATCAATTATTAAGCAAGTTGTTAAACTGTCATGTATTATTTCCACGTAAGCAGCTCGTTAGTACTTCGAGAAACGGTCCTATTTCTGGTTCCAGAATTTGTTCTACTTCGGCGATCTCTGTTTTGCAAAGTAGCATCGGTGCAACTCTATGTACTACGCCCCTCCATAATTCACGTGCCGCACGTGCCGCATTGAAAACATCTCTTTCTACCTCTTCACGAGATATTAACTTGCCAGACTTTTCATCGTATTCGAGTTTCTTCAGCATGATTTCCAAAGTTTCTTTTTTCTGCCGATTGGATTGTGCGATTGAACTTGCACGATCATCGTTTGTATGTGTTCTTGGTGCGAACTCGTGTCGTGTGTTTTCATCCCACTGCCTATCAGCAACTTCGGGATCTATCATATCGTGAATGGTTGTTATTCTGCCTGTCGCAATAGCATTGCGTACTGCCTTGTCATCAACACCTCTGTGTTTTGCATATTCTCGCCTGGATAATAACATAATCGTTTCTTCCTGTTATTCTTGTGTTAGTTCATTGAATGTTTTGCCGGTTTGTTCGTGTATAGCATCTCGGCCTGTGAATTCTTGCCATCTCTTGACTATCGTATCCACGTACTTTTCATCCAGCTCTATCATTCTACAGCGGCGGTTTGTTTTTTCTGCGGCTATCAGTGTTGATCCGGATCCACCAAACGCATCCAGCACAATATCCATTGTTCTGCTGGAATTGTTGATGGCTCGTTCTATCAATGCCACAGGTTTCATTGTTGGATGCAAATCGTTGTTGGTTGGTTTGTCAAAGTTCCATACGTCTGTTTGGTTTCGACCACCATACCAGGGTGCAGTGTCGCCTGGATTCTTTCCCAACATGATTGCCTCGTGTTGTTCTTTATACACTGATTCCGTATTACCAAATACCAGCCATTCGTGTTGGTGTTGGTATTTGGATCTAGACAATGCAAAGGTATTTTTGACCCATACTATGTATGCATCAAACTTGCCACCTGCATCTGTAAATGCTTTGTATAACGTATGCAGTTCGCTGCCACCCATGCAGATATACAATGATCCGTTTGTGTGTTCCAGGATGTTTTCCATTGCTCTGGTTAAGAACTCTTGGAACTCATCACCCAGGTTATCGTTCTTTATCAATCTTGGGTTTTCAGCTTTTTCGTTTTTGTTCCGGAAGCTTTCATCGTATGCGACATTGTATGGCGGATCAGTGAATACCATATTTGCCATTTCGCCTTTCATCAGTTTGTCATAGTTTTCTGCTATGCACGCATCGCCACATAACAAACGATGTTCGCCAAGTATCCATATATCGCCTTGTTTTGATATAACTTTATCCGTCTGGTCCGGCACTATATCTTCAATGGCAGCTGCCTCAATTTCACTGTCAAATTCTGCACGAAACTTTTCCAGTTCTTTGTTTGTAAAACCAAGCACAGACAGGTCAAAGTTTTCATCGTGTAATTGCTGCATAACTTCTTGCAGCTTTTCATCATCCCATCCTGCGTTCTCTGTGATGCGGTTGTCTGCAACCAGCAATCCCAATTTTTCTTTTTCAGACAGGTGACATAATTTTGCGATTGGTACTTTAGTGTAACCCAACAATTTACCAGCCATCAATCTTCCATGTCCGGCGATGATTTCATAATTCTCATCAACCAGTATCGGATTGACCCAACCAAATTTACACATTGAATCTGCAATTTGTTGCACTTGTTCCTTGGTATGTGTGCGTGGGTTTTTGTCTGATGGTTTTACTAAATCGATATCGACATATTCTATGTTCAATTCTAATTCTTTGAAATCAATGTTCATTCGTTTCTCTTTTGGTTGGGTGCGGACACCTAATCAGATGTGTCCGCAGGGGTTATCTTTATAAAGTGTCGGATTTCTGCGGTTTTTGTTATAAGGGTGCGGACTGCGGACACCTTTTTTGTTCTATGTGTAGCAAAGCGTTTTGCTCGCCGTTACCCTCGATAGTTTTTATTTCTGACAGAACCTATTTTTTTCAACAACCTATTGTAAGTTCTTAGAAAATATGCGAGGGAATTCTTTCTGTGCTGTTTCCGTTCCTATCTCGA